ACGGATGGAGGTCCGAAATGACAAATGAAGATTACAACGGTTGGGTCAACCGTGAATCGTGGTGTTTTAATTTGCATCTGCGTAATGATGAAGGCCTGTATAACATGGCTCTTGATGCTGCCCAGGTTGGCATGGATAAGGCCCAACACATGCAATGTGAGTTCCCTGAACTTACGGTTAAGCCTGACCTGTTCGTTGGTGAGGCCATTATGAAGATGATGACTGAAATCTATAATGACGCTATAGATGTGCTCCTCAGTGGGCAGTCGGGTGGCGCTGTAGCTGACACGCTGCGGATGTTCGTCGAAATTGGGTCATGCTGGCGTGTCGATCTCGGTGAGATCGGTTCGGCCTGGATCGAGGACCTAGAGGAGGTGGGTGCGTGAGTTTGCCACCTGTGCCTACATATCCAGGGTTTTTGCTGGTGTTGTGTGTGGTCATGTTTGTGTGTGGCTGTTATGACCTGAGTCGGGCCTATTGGGCACGGGAACGTGCCCGTGGCTCGGAGTACTGGCAGGCTTTATTGGATTCGGAGTTTCGGAAACGAGGCTGAAGGTGTTGGGTGTTTCTCTCCCCCTCTAGTTTGAGGGGAGAGAAACCCCCACAACAAGAGAATGTAGCTAATAGAGCGTGGCACCGTGCTGGAGCCAAGGGGTGCAAGTCCCCGCATTCCACGATGCTGAGTGAGTGTCCCACCCACTTGGTATAATAAAAACAATTAACAAATACACATGGAGGTGTGTTTATGACATGGGAAACAGTAATTGACCACTCTGTTGGTCACGACTTCCTGACCGCCGAGGTTAGCGAGTATGGACGCAACGTCGTTGACGTAGCGTCTGAGGTGAGTGCCAACTTCGGTTGCCACATTTCACCGAAAGGGTATTTGGACCCGATAACAAACCAGTTTGTTGTCCCCAAGTATGAGACAGGTAACAAGCGTGGCAAACCACGTGGCCTGTATGTGTTGCGTAATGACACGATGGAACCCCTCGGGGATCACTCGGGTCGGTACCCACATCGTGATGGCTATAAGCATGTGTTCGAGACAATCGAAACGTTGTTTCCGAATTCTTGCACCGACATCACTGTGTTCGGTAAAGGTGAACGCCTTGCGATTACACAACAGATCAGTGACCGTATCGAAATTGTGGACGGTGATTGGATTGACCCGATTGTAATTACAATCATGTCACTCAATGGTGTGTGGCCTACAGGTATGTTTGCGTTTGACTATCGCATTAGCTGTGCAAATATTCTTAACCTTGCGGATGCTTTCATTAAGGTGAAAGCAACTAAGAATCACGACGACATGTTGACCTTTAGGTCTGCTGTGTTGGAGGCTTCACGGGTTGAGAGTGAGCAGGTTGCGACGTTTGCTCGGAAGCTGTCACAGTCAACACTTAGTGACAGTGCGTTCTATCGGATGCTTAACCGTGTGCTGCCAATAGCTCCAGAGTCTGCGGCAACTAAAACGAAGAACGTTGTAGATGCGAAACGTGCTGCGATTCTGAACGCTTGGTCACAAGAAACTAATGGTGACTGGGGTAATGGATGGCTCGCTTACAATGCATTTCAGGGTGCGGAACAGCACCGAATTAACCAAGGATTTAAGGACACGACTGCTGCGAAGCAGAAAGGTCTTATCAAATCCTTGGACGGTAAGACACCTATAGCTGACGCTGCGGAGGAGTATCTCCGTGAGCAGTTGTTGGTGGGTGCCTAAGGTAAGATAATCGAGGGGGGCCAGGTGATACCTAACGGTATACCTCCCTCCTCGGTTCCCCCCCTCCAGGGGTGCGTCTGGGTTATCAACGCACTTCCTCGGTGTATCACACCCCTCACAAAGTGAGGGTGTGATGCACCTGAGATAAACAAATCCACAAACCATAGGAGGTTACAAATGTGGGTATTCAATGAGGACGGTTTCTTTTCGACCGTCGTAGATAGAGATGATCCAACGGTGTTGGCTGTGCGTAGTCGTGACGAAATGTCGATAGCTCGCTTTTGTCGGCATGTGGGCATAGATCCCCATGTGGAAGCTGTGTTTACACCTGAACGGGATTACCAGGTTCGGGTTCGTGTTCCGAAGGCCGTTTGGGTTGGGTACATGGCAAGCAAAGCTGACGGACTGGATTATGTGGACTACAAGTCACACATGACCGAACGTATGCACGCTGGTGGCTTTCAGTTCAAGCAACTCAAAACGCTAAGTGCGATTTGGGCCATCATGGTGGACCACTGGGAAGTCCGAAGCATGGACGATCGGTAATGAATATTTGGTTGGCTATTTGGGCCATCCTTGACTTTGCGTCGGTGAGTGATGAGCCACCGAACGCAGAGATCCCCGCAGTTGTATGCGAATACTTCGCAGATGACTGTGTTAGGGCGCTGGGGATTGCGTGGTGCGAGTCACTACACAATCCCCGTGCCTATAACGGGGAGGATCATGGCTTATTTCAAATTAACAAACATTATTGGGGGGACGTATTTGCTGACAGATGGCCGATGAGGTTCGAGGTCGAGCAGTCAACAAGGTTTGCTCACCACATTTTTTCACACTCACGGGGCCAATGGTCCTTGTGGACTTGCGGGAGGATCAAGTAAATGGGAACGAAAAAAGAGGTTAAAGACAAAAAAGTTTGTAGTGACTGTGGTGACCGTTTAGTCACAGGCAAAGGTGCTCGTGGTCTATGTGCCAGTTGCTATGGCCGACACTACGCTCGGGGAACACTAAGCGACATACGACCTGCTAAAAGACGTTTGAAAGTAACAGCTACTTGTGTGTCTGTTATTGCTGCACACTGCAAAAAAAGAAATGGTGTGTGGGAACTTTTCTATTACCACGACACAGGTGTTCCTCCTACAGAAAATTACAAATGTGGGGGTTGCGAAAAAGCAGAGTTGTTTCGCATTCGTGGGGAAGAACGAGCACGTCTAAAGAAAAAACAAATATTAGAAAAGAGACGTTGGCAAGCGTCTACGTTGGGTGACCTTTGGGGTTTACCGTGGATTGAGAAAGTTCCTTATTGGATTAACCCTGATTTCATTCCTGCGATGCCTAGGAATGGGGGTAAAGGGTTTGGGGGTGCTGTTGGGAAAACCCTAGGTAAACCATTCGTTGTGCGAGATGGAGATTGTTTGCTGTGGCAATCGACCATTGACAGCAAAGGGTATGCGAAAGCAGGTGGCGGTGGTCAGCCGTCGAAAAGAGTGCATCGTTTGGTTGTGGCTTGGGCACAAAACGATGGGGTGGCTTTACCTAGGGACCAGTGCGTTCACCACATTTGTGGGAATAGGAATTGCGTGAATCCTGACCATTTACAAATAGTGAGTTATCAAGAAAATAGTAGTGAAGCTCAAAGAGCCAAAATGCTACGAGAAGAAATTGCTGAACTTAAAGCTGAGATACGGCGACTGAAACGGAAAGCCGCATGACCGAATTCAAACCCTACGCAGACAAGCGAGGGTACACCGACACCTCTTGGCCTGACCGCATCAAGCGTTACAGGGACCAAGGGTGTTGGGCCATCATGCCTGACGGTACCGTTTGCGTCAGAAGTAGAAAGACAAGCAAAGAGTGGGATGGGCCAGGGTCCGTGGACGGGCGCATAGCGCTGTGTGCTGGGCACGCTACACGATTCATTAAATACGGTAACCCTCGTACAGATATTTTTTTGAACCTACAACTAGGGATGACGTTTGAGCAGCGTGTAGAGCATTACATGAATCCCGCAAATAAGTACGTCACTATCCAAAATCTTGGTTACTACACGCCGTGTATCATTTGGGAACGAAGCCGTATCCAAAGAGGATACGGCATCGTGAGTAGCAGAGTAGTCAATGAAGCCTGTGGTAAAGCTGAGAACTATCGCAGCAACATGCTGGTACATCGGATGATGTGGATTTACCACAACGGTTTAATTGAGGATGGAGAAGAAGTTGACCATCTTTGTCATAAGAAACCGTGTTGCAACATAAACCATTTAGAACTTAAAAGTAGATCGGTTCACCGAGCAGACACTCGGATGCACTCAGTCATAATATTTGAAAAAAATTTAAGAATCGCTGAACTGGAGAAAGAACTTGCCGAAATTAAATTACGGACAAGCACGAACGCCAAGAAAAAGACGGCATAACTGCAAAGGTGAACCCTCCCGCAACCATTACAGCAACGGTTGTAGATGTGAGGGATGCCAGAATGCTTGGTCTAAATACAAGAAAGAACGTAAACCCCGTGGCGGGGTGCGTCGAGACAATCCCCTAATCGAGCACGATGCTTTCACTAGGGAACAGATTTTGAAGGCACGAGAAACCAGTTGAGACACCGAACGTCTGTAGCGTTGGTTGCGCGCGAGACAGGTGTTCGCTATACTCAGTAATTACTCAGTGCCCCCCAATCATGGAAGGTGATTGGGGGATACTCAGTACCAACTCAGTGTCACACCCTCCTGAGAAACTAGATGTATGAAGAAATATCCACTACACAGAGACAGCGACGGACGATGGGTCCACGATTGGGTTCGCCAATCGTCCATCAAGACCGCCGATATGTGCTTAGAAAGATTCCGAAACACTATCTTTGGACTTGTAAGCGAAGAAACAAAAGACGCCGCCACACTGGGTACTGCCTGTCACGCAGTCGCAGAGGACGCTCTCAACACCCGCATAGGGGGAGGAGAGATGACTGAGCAAGACATGGTTGACGCATTTGAGATGCACTGGGAGGAGCTACTCCCCACCATAGAGGTGTGGAACAGTTATTCAGGTGAGAGCGCTTACGCAGCGGGGCTACGCAAGATCGAGTCGTGGCGCACCGAAGTTCTGCCTGGCCTAAAGCCAGTAGCAGTCGAAGAATATTTCAATTTACCTTTCCATGAAGATGACAGCAGGGTCGTCAACTTCTCAGGGACGATTGACCTAGTAGAAGAGGACAGGCTGTGGGACTGGAAGTTCCCTGGCCGTGACTACAGCAGGGAGAAATGGCAGTACGAAAGATGGGATGTTCAGTCAATGGCCTACTGCTGGGCAAAAGACATTTCTAATTTCTCTTATGCGATCATGCACCCTAAAGGGGTTGGTCGCATGGATATAGTTCGAGACAAAAACCATAGTGAATGGTTACGTCAAAAGGTCTTGGGGTTATGCCGCATCGTGGAACAGCAGGTGGGAACGTACCCGCTTGGTGACGATGGTTGGTGGTGCTCCGAGAAATGGTGCCCAGCGTGGGCACGGTGCAAAGGCGCAACAATAGGAGGCGCAAACTGATATGGCATGGAAACCAATGGAACCGCATGAGCGGGAGAGTATAGAAGCCCAAGTGATCCTGAAAGGTGCTGTCGAGTTGACAGCAGCGCAGGTAACAATGAACACCACAGATCCTAACGAGGATATTTTGACGACGTTGACGGATAATGCCGCAGCGCTGACGAACATCCTTACGGATGTCAAAACCCAATTAGGATCACTTGCTCCAGTAGCAGCAGCGGTACAGCTAGAAGCTCAAGCTGTAGCGAAAGTGAATCAGGCATTCACAGGGGGGGATCGTAAGCAGAGCTTGTACCTAGATGATGATGACTACGACGGAGTGCACAAAATATTTATGGCTGAGAAGAATGCTGGTGTTGTGTATGCGTCCAAAGATTCTGCGTTTATGGATAACCAGGCAATCCGTAAGCTCTTTCAAACAGGGGTTCGTCAGTTTCCTGGCGACTATTGGGCAGATTCGATGCGAGGTAAAGACATTCCGCAAACCAAAACAGGAAAATGTGGACTAGGTGACTTCAAACTAAAGAAAGGATTGTCTGTCGGTGAAGATGGGCAAGCCTTTGTTGGTCAAGGCGACGGTAACCATCCTCTTGCAAGTAAGAGTGGTTACTTCGCTGGACTACAGAAGAACACCCCGTGGTCGTGGCCTGAGCGTCCTGAGCCAGTGGACCCGCAGGGTTGGCTAGCTGGGATTAGTGGCTGAAGAAATCAGTTTGGAGGAAGCAAGGAAACTTGTGGCGGGGGCGACTTCTGCGGTCGCACCCGCTCCTCCCGAAACTGAACCACCTGTGGTTGAGGGGGTTTCCCCCGAAGATCTACGCAGATTATTTACTTCTAAAGGCGAACAAGTTCGTCGTATGCGGCATGACCTACGTGCTGGTAATGAATGGAGTTTCGGGGTCAGGTCTTTTGATGAGGCCACACTTGGCGGGGCCAGACCAGGGCAGTTAGTGACCTTGATAGGTAGATCGCATACAGGAAAAACGTTGCTGGCGATGAACATGGTTGCCAAGAACAGAAACCATCGCACCCTGTGGGTCAGCCCCGATGAAACGGAAACAATGTTTTGGGGACGGTACTCGTCTATTCGTTTGGAGTATGACCAGAAAGAATGGATCACTCGGCTGATCCGCGAAGATCCCAAGGCATGGGAACGGGTCGAACAAATCATGCAAGACGAAACCAATTTGCATTTCGAGTCCACAGGTATGAGCGTGGACGACTTAGACAAAGCGTTACGCATTGCGTCCACCACTCTGTGGGGAGGTAAACGGCCAGAAGTTTTGGTTTACGATTTCCTTGAACTGATTAGAGGAGGAGAATCGGGGGACGCAGCCAGCGTCCAAGCCAAGATTGAATCATTCAAACAACTGGTATCGGACTGGCGATTGGTGGGTGTCATCATCCACCAATCAGGTAGAGGCACGGGGAACCGTGGCAAGGCTGGTGGTTTGGAGGCGGGCAGGTACGCATCCACAAGTGAAAGCCATTTCTTAATTGAAACGTGGCGTCGTTGGGATGACACGAACTTGGATGAGGAAACTCGGGCCTATTATGAGGACGAAGTTTCCGCTGGCCTGTGGAAAAACAAGGCAGGGGATGGGGAAAAAGCTGAGGTAAACCTCACCATAGACAGCAGTGGACGTATCCTAGAACCAGGAATCGCTTGGGAACAAGGGACATTCGATGGATAGCGACGCCGCAAAAGTCTTTGGGAACGTGTTCGAGGGGTTCCCGTATGCGCACGGCACCGACTCTGGTGGGTGCCGATGGGTACCCGTATCCACAGAATCCCTTGAGAGGCACCTAGACGGCTCTGAGATGATCGGGATCTATCCGATGGTCTATGACCCCCACAAACAACACACAGGGCCAGCAGGGTTCGTACAGTCCACAACAGACCTAGATGCGCGACCCGTCTACCATGACATGCAACGAGAACTATGGATGTGCAAATGGGGTGCCATCGACATAGACGAAGGCGACGACGAATCAGAAGTCATTGCCAAAAACGCAATCAAACTATTTGAAGCCCTCGGAATCACAGCATGGCTAGAACGATCACGAAGCAAGGGATACCACGTATGGGTATTCGCTGAACAATGGACACCCATCACCGTCATGCGGAAAGCATTACGAGCCGTAATGCAACTCGCAGGTGGCGACTACGACGCCGTATACCCCAAATCAGACTGGTTAGACGGCCCACCAGGAAACTACATGCGACTCCCCTACGGAGGACAACGACCCGAAGGACGACAAATAGTAATTAGTCCAGACGGAGAACCACTCAACATCTGGGACTTCATCATCGGAGCCGAAGCAGAACGTACCCCCCCAGAAGATCTAGAACGAGCAGCAGAGCTATACCAAGACCCCGAACCTGACCTGCCACCACCCCGAGATTACAGCAAAGAACCACTCATGCGTATAGATGGTTCACGCCTACGAGGACTGGCACTAATGATGTACCGCAACGGCCCCGTCGAATATTACAGACAACACGGAGCAGGACACGGACGACACGGATTCCTCAACAGATTCGCCAGAGCCATGTTCGAACTAGGGTTCGACCGTGGCGATGTAGTCTCATGGACCAACGACCTAGACTCCCGCCTAGGACAATGGTACGACGAAGGCCCAAAATTTATGGGGAGGCGAGATGGGGACAGACAAATGCAACGACTCGTTGACGACGCCGAACGCAAAGCCAGCCGCACCGTATGAAATTGTTATAGAAGGACGACCCCGCACAAAGGGTCGCCCCCGAATGACACGCAGCGGCAGGGCATACACACCCAAAGAAACCGTCGAAGCAGAAGATCGGATCGTTGAAGCTGTAGGCGACAATCATCCAGTGTTCGAGGGTCCAATAAAACTTGAACTACATTTCACCAACGAAAACACTTACGTCAAAATTACGTCGCTGCCAGATTGGGAGAAACCCAAGCTGAGAGGCGACCTAGATAACTACGTCAAACTCGCTGCCGACGGTTTACAAAAAGCAGGAGTGATCGTAAATGACAGAGATGTAGTTTGGGTACAGGCAGAAAAAACGTGACGTTCAAAGAACTAGAGTTCGCTCAACGCCTCAACAAAATGGGTGACCTAGCCGAAGGCAAATTTGAAGAGGTCACACCGTGGCCCTACGCACGCTACGGACTGAACCGTCCCCCATTCCCCCTACACCATGTGCCCCGCCACATCTGCTACACACCCGACTACCTCACCGAAAACTATTTAGTCGAAGTGCAAGGGTTTGGGCGTAGCCAAGAGATCCACATGAAACTAGACAAGTTAGAAGCTCTGTCTTGGTGGCATCAACAAATGCAAGTATTACTTTTTGTTTACGATTCCATGTTTGATCGGCACACATTCCTCAAATTCCACACAATTCGGGATCTTTGCCTTCAATCCCAAATAAAATATTTTCCAGAGGGTAAGGAATACTACGCAATCCCAGCAGACATAGCATGGGGGTATGGTCAAGAAGGAATTTCCCTTTGATCCTCTTGACCTGGCGTGGAGAGGCCAAGGCAAACCCCACCAAAAACAAACTGAAATAGAAATACTTCAAGAAGCCGAACCACACGCAGCCCTCCAAGAATCACAAGAAGAACGCATACAGCTACAAGACGCCGTACTAGACGCCTTCGATCAGCTAGATGAGTGGGAAATCTGGTTACTGAACGCTCTCCTGTACGAACGGCGCAGCCTTCGGGAAGTAGAGCGAATGCTCAACATCCCCAAAACAACAGTGGCACGTAAACGTGACTACATCCTCAGAAAACTCAAACGCACGTTAGAGAATCACCCCGTGATTAGAGAATACCTACTGTTCCTACTCATCTGGTTCATAATCTGACTCATCCATTGCCTCAGCCGAAGCAAGAATCAGACCAGTGATGACAGCAAACACATGACTATGCAACGGACTGTTCTCAAAATCGTTCATTAACGACTCAGCAGAGAACGCCATAGCGTGCTCAAACGGCAACACCATCATCACCGCCAACGAGTCATCATGCCACTTGGCATGATTCCCGTCAGCGACATCCAACAAATGAGAATTATTTTTTATCTCTTTATAGATCTCTGATGCAACATACCCGTACTCCTCCGACCACTCACTCCACTTAGTTTCTTCAGAGTCGGCATCCACAATCATTCAACCAAAGAAGCCGAACGGGAATCCCCGACACGAGTAGCAGCAATAGCCTTACCAATAGCAATGGCAGCAGCAACAGCACCAATCTTCAGGGAGTCACTCCAATCAGGACCAGGGATAGCCATAGCGCCTACAAAACCTTGACAGAACGTGGCAAACCCACGCTCAAAAGTGTCACGCAAAAAACTTAGATTAAACAAAACATCTCCTTAAACGGTCCACAAATATCGCCAAGTAACAGGACCAACCCGACCGTCAACACGAATCGGATAATGAGACTGAAACTCGCGAACAGCGGACTCACTTAACTTGCCAAACACGCCATCAACTACAAGTTGTGCGTTAATGCGTTCATTCAAACGTGCCTGCAAAACAGCCACATTCTTACCCTTAGATCCACGACGCAAAGGCTCACGACGGAAGTCCACCCCCAAAGACTCCATCTCCTCCAACCTCACATCCCAATCCAGGGAAGTAGACGAATCCGTCATCGGCATACCCGACTTAATCCAGGTAGCTAAACCGTCCCCAGGGCAATAAGTGGTGCCGAAATCTCTATGACATTTGACCCACAAGTGGTCGCCATACTGTTCCCGCATTGCCTCTATGACGGTAAGGATCGCCTCCTTCCCCTTCTCGGTTAGATCATCACCTGAACCAATATAGGAAATAGAAGTAGTAGTAGAGTTCTGCCCTTTCGTAGCTGCACCCTGCTTCCAACCACGACCCTCAAAAATCTCGCCAGTCTCACCAGACACCAGCCAGTTGTAAGCAATCGAGTTCCATCCACGAGTCTTTACGTGATATTTGTCGTGTTGACGGATGCGATCCCACGGAGAGGACGCAGAACCCGTTGTGTGATGAACGACAATTCCCACAGGTACACGGCGAAAGTTACTCAACCCCTTACCAGAGTCAATAGCTCCCCATTCAGATCGAGAAATGAACTGCATACCCATAGGGTAGTTCGTCCCTACAGTCGTGCCCCCGACAATGAGCGTTCTTGTTTCATCTCATCACCCATCTCATACGCACGAGATCTACGTTCCATATCCTGCTCCCATTTAGTGTTAGTTCTCAGACCCGCACCAAACACAAACGAAATCCACGTAGACACCGACCGCTCCTGATAGCGCTCCTCATCAGGGAACAACCGCCGCAAATCAGTCAACGTAGGCAACAACTGACCCATAGCGTGAAGCTCATAATCCTTCATCGCCCACTGACCCTTGCTGTTCTTTGCTGCAATCCCAGGCAAAGCCAAAGCGTCCATCAAGAATGGAACCTTGGCATAGGCACGAGGAACAACCTCATACCCCCCATCAAAGTTGTAGCCCTTCCAAAGATTCTGTTTAGCTTTCCACTCATACGGAGCTTTAATCAACGGAGTGATCTGGGTACCTAACGTCCCCAACGCCGTCTGTATGCGATCCATCACTGACTCGTCTGTAGTGAACCTGAGCGACGGATCAAGAAGCTCCATCGGAGCTTTGAACGGAAGATCAGGAAGAATAAACATACTCTCCCCCTCATACTTCCACGGAGTTTGAATAGCACCCTGACGTTCCATCCATTGAGGAACAATCTGTGGACGTTCCTGCCCGTACTCCATTTCTTTCTTAAGCGAGTTGTACTTGTTGAACACCGCTGGCCGACGAGCAGCCATCTCCATCATCAACGGCATGTTCTTACGAGTCCACGTATAGAACGGAACAACTTTCTTAATGACATTCCGTTCAAAGTCCGACAGATCATCGTAATCGAAATGGAATTTCATTACGTTCTCAAACGCTTCGTCAGGAGACAACCCCTTGTAAAGAGTGTCAAACCCCAAAGCCCCACGCAAGAACGTTTCCGTTGCCATACCCGTGTTCTTAGACAACTTCAACAAAAAGTTTTGTGACGACGCTGGATTAGCGGCAGCCAACAAATTGATTTTCTTTCCACCAATCCTGACGGTGGCTTTACCAGCAGCACCAGAAGAAGTATCCACAAACTCCGTAGCAACCTGAGCGCCAGCACCCCCCAAGGTGCCCGACTCAGCTAACTCACGAACATACTGAACATGTTCAGCGCTTACATTGCTCGGGTCGATACCACGGGCACGCATCTGCTTACGCATTCTCGCTGCCTTATCGGGCATCCCCAACCGAACAGCTTCTTCCTCTTGGAACTTCCAATAAGCCCGCATGTACCTGCGATAGTTCGACCAGTCCATCCCAGCCAGATGATTCATAAACACACCCGAGAAATAGTTCCTCATGTGGAACCCAGGCTTCATAATCATGTAGCCACGCAACAAGTTATGCAACTTGTCGTACTTACGGAAAAACGATTTAGCACCCCCACGAGCAACAAACCGTTCAGCCGCCTGCATCGAATCAACTATTCGATCTGGCCCCTGGAAGATGGCTCCCATAGGTTTCCACCCAGCATGAAAAGCATCATCCAAAATGGTTTCCCTATTGCCGATACGGTGAATATCGGCACGCTGCTCCGCAGTCTTACTAATCAAATCAAACCAACCGTCAGCGCCTTCCTCAATCTCACTGAAAGCCAACCGATTCATATCTGCGTCACTCTGAATCAAAATCTTTGTGGCTTGATTCAACGCAATCAAATCGTCGTCAGCTATATCGTCCAAGGAAACACCCTCACCAATACCCAAACGATTCAACGCTTCCAACGCCCGATTGACTGTGTTTTCTTGATCCGCTAATGCTGAAACAACCTGACGCTGCACAACAGCGTGAGCTTGTTTCTCAGAAGCATCAACCACAGCCTCCTCTAAACGACGTTCCGCAGATTTTAACTGCGCCACAGAATTTGTGTACTCCGCTTTTGTGCTTTCGACAGTAGCCAGCACTTCACTCTGCCGAGCAACCAACGCTTCTAACGCATCTTCCTCCAGATTCAGAGGCTCAGGTGACGGCACCATCTGAGCATCCATCATCCGTTCAAAATCTTCCATGTATTGAGGAGCGCCTACAAAGTCGGAGGTTGTTTGAGCACCAGCAAACGCTTCAAAACCTCCAAAGTTCATGTTCCCTGCCATCGAGTCATAACTAAAGGACATGGGATTAACCGCAATTATGTTAGGTACAGGGGCCTTAGCGGGTGAACCACCCAAATTCGGACCATGAGGGATAGTCGATGGAAAGACATCCCCACGATTCATCCAAGCAGCCATCGAGTAACCGTCGTTAGCTAACGTCCTCTTATACACATCAATGAATTGGGCGTGCAAACGGGCAACCCGTTCTTCTGCGCTACCCTGCGAAGCCTGAAATTCCACTGGTTTCGCACGGTACGAGTCAGAGGTGTTCAGCGACGTATAAACGGAAGCATCATCTTGAGCACCCGTAAAAGCATTATCAACATCTACGGCCCACTCTCTTACTCTCAGGTGAGCCTCAGCACGGTTATCCAAATAATTGGAGGTACTTGAATCCAGCCCTTTCAAAAAGGCAAACGCTTCAGAGGCACCATCTTCAGTTAATAGATCTTCAAGAGAGAGGTCCATCTCAACAAGGTTGATAGCCAAGTCCAATCGCTCACCAGTCTCCATCGAAGCTAAACGGTCAATTAAAACCGCAACTTCAGGAGCCACAGCTTCATCAGCTACTAATTTGAACGTACCTAAACGCTTAGCAAGACCCAACGCCTCTGCTGTTTGCGGCTTAATGCTTTTATTTAGCATCATCCGCTCCATCAGAATTGTAGCTAACTCGCTATCTTGATCTAAGACTCGTGCCCACTGATCGGTCATCATGGGAGCTAAACCTTCCATCCCATAACGCTGAATGTCTGAGATCTGGCCGACACCCATTTCTTTTTTGCCTCTGCTAACCAGCGCCTCTAACCGTTCAGCTATCGAAGTCAGCTTCCCAGGATTAGTTTCCAACCCCATTTGCAAACTAAGTTGCGCCGCCAACTGAGCTTCCCGAGGAGGTAAACCATAAATCTTAATGTTCTCGGCACCCTGCGGAACATTCGCAGTCAACTTGTAAACATCCCCACCCGCACCATAAGCAACATTCCCAGGAGTCATGTTCTTGCCCCATTTGTCGCCCCACATATCTTCAGCTAACCGTGCGTATTCGTTCCAAACGTTCGGGGCACCCTCACGGGTCATATGGTTCAATACCATTTGGACATTGGCAAGCTGCTCGGCCTCCAAATTTCTACCAACAGCTAACGAACCAGCAGTTGGAGCCATCGCTCCACCCACCGACGGCGCTCTGCCAACCCCACCCATGACATCATTAGGTAATTGTGCCCCTGGACGCATACGTCCAACAAAATAGAATGTCGATCCCGTACTCCCCTGAAACTCCCCAGGCAAAGGTGCAACAATATCTACATCTAGCGCTGTTTCTTCAAACGCTTCACGAGTAGCAACCTCCCAAGGCGTTTCACCCCCATCAGGGCGACCCTTCGGAAACGTCCACTTCACCCCACCAAATGGTTCCCCATCAGCCCCATCAGTAGGCATTCTGAGCACTACATTGTTTCTCTCATCAAGAATGACAACACCGTAAGAAACATTGTCGGGAACTTCAGTGCCCCACAAATCTTCGTGATCCCTCCAACTCAATTCTTTCGTTACTTCCAGTCCCCCATCAGGCCCCTCAAAATCTCTGAAAGCTACTTCTTTATAGGAAGCTGGGAAGCCGTCGATTTCCCCACCGACGCTGTTTATCCAGGTGTCAAGAGCAGTAAGAACTTCTAAATCTCTTTCTACCGATACAGCAGAAACGTTATTCAAACGTATGGCGTCTGCAATTTTTTCTTCTGCGCCACCGACCCGTGACCCCAATGAGAAAAGTGCGATAGCTTGAGTTTCCTCATCGTCAGTCATCCAAGCAGCAAACCCCTCCTTCTGGGCTGTCTGCTGTTTCGGACCATACGCATCCGCAGCACCAACAAATCCGTCAAATGCTTCGTCAATATCGTCAGCCCCATAACCTTGAGAGAAATAAGCAGACTTACGCAAATCCGTAGACCCAGCATCCAAGAATGGTTTATTGAAAGTTTCAGCTAAAACTTCGGAACGAACTTCTAAGAACTGGGAGAACTGTCGGATCTGATCTTCCGACAAATCTGGGGCGTGACGTTTAACAAAGCCCTCCCAACCCCCATAGCGGGCACGCAACATGAGGAGATGGTCTAACTGTTGCGCTTGCAACCCAGCGTCAGGCATACCCCCCACCATCGCAGTTTGAAAGACCCCAGGATCATTTAGCTCAGAAACAGCACGCCAATCCCAACCAACTCCCGACTTCGGAATCCCTTGCGCTCTATTAAAGAAAGCTGCACCATTGTCAATCCGAACAACAGAAGCCTCCTGCAAATTCCAAGGTGTTATGCCGATGTTGTCGGCTCCCAGGCCCATAGCATCCCAGTTGGAAAGCAACACATCGGCCATGAATCCTTGACCAACGACCTCACTTAACGGATAGACAGTCGCATTTGGAGGCGGAGTTTTTCCCATTCGTTGAGCGCCCGTGTTCGGGTCAGTCCAAACAAACAAATCAGAAATATCATTATCCCAAGTAACAAGGTTTGGATTTAGATTCCCAGCAGAATCAGCCGTCTGCAACAGTTGGGCAGTTTGGAAATCCTCAACCAGAGGAGCAATATGGTAAGCCTCACCCCCAGGCCCAACCGACATATACGAATTAGGAGCACCAAACCCAAGCTCACGATACACAGCGTTAGCTAACACCTCAGAAGCAGCACGATCTACCGAAGGAACAGGATTCCCATCTTCATCTAATTTCGGAACTGGACCCCCTTCATCCACAACCTCGTCGTACCGTTTGACGTAATACTCATTCCCCTTTGCATCTGTAGCGAAACCACCAGGATTAGTGCCAGCCTGAGATGCCCAATCAACATCTAGTTCGTCAATCCCAGGACGAGAAAACCCCACAGGCAACTGCGCAGTATTCTTCTGCGCCTCAATCGCATTACGCATCTGACGCAAATACACGTAATCCCGAACAGTC